GAAATAAAAGCGGGATTATTAATATTAGGATTAATTTTTGGAGTAAGTGGTTGTTCTTTTTTGAGTGGAACAAAGGATTTAAATGTAAGAACTATTCGGGTTGATAGAAGTATTCCTATTCAACCTTGGCCAAAACCAATATCAATGAATGGTATACATTTTTATGTTGTAACAGAAAAGAATTTTGAAGATTTTAAAGAACGATTTTTAAAGAAAAATTCTGACTTGGTATATATTGCAATGTCTGTGAGAGATTATGAAAATCTTGCGTTGGATGTTCAAGATGTAAAACGATACATTAAACAACAAAAAGAGATTATTATATATTATGAAATAGTAGCAGAAGGCATAAAGAAAAAAGAAACAAAAAAAGAGGAAGAATAAAATGCCAAGTTTAAAAAAATATTTTAATTATTGTCAAGGAATATCTTTTGATGATGATGTGCAAAATAATTATTTTTTTGCAGAGTGCTCTTCGCTTGCTTACCACCGTGGAAAATTTGCCAAAGAACAATTTAGTAGTATAGGTTTTAAAAGTCATACTTATTTAAGTGTTCGAGGTGCTCAAGTTCATATTGCAAGCAACACAGGGCATATAATAATTGCATTTCGTGGCACAGAACCACAAAAGTTGAGTGATATCAAAGCAGATATAACTCTCTTTAAAAGACCAGCAAAAAGTGGTCAAGAAGGTTGGGTGCATATGGGATTTCAAAAAGAAGTTGATAAACTTTGGAATAGTATTTTAGAAGTATTACCAAAGACAACTAAAAAACAAATTTGGATTACAGGACATTCACTTGGTGGTGCAATGGCAACTATTTGTGCATCAAGATTAGAACATCTAAATCCAAAACTATATACATATGGTTCTCCTAGAGTAGGTGGGGAAATTTTTTGTAAAGGATTGAAAGCGGAACATAAAAGATTCGTTAATAATAATGATGTAGTTCCAAAATTTCCATTATGGATAATGGGATTTACTCATCATGGGGAATTGTGTTATATCAATCATTATGGAAATATGAGGAATGGAGATTCATACTGGCAGAGATTCAAAGATAAAATGAGAGGTAGATGGGCTGCACTTAAAAAGTGGCAGTTTTTTGATGGATTCAAAGACCATTCATCTTCTCGTTATGCAAACAAATTAAGAAATCTTTGGTCTGCAATCGTATAAGAGGAAAAAAATATGTGGTATTTTTTATTAAGAGCAATCGCTAGTGGTATTGTTGGAAGTGCAACGGCAAAATGGTTCGAGACAACTTCTTTAGGTATATGGACATATGCAAAGTTTTCTCAATTTTATAATTGGGCAGCAGATAGATATAATTTAAAGATTCTTGAAACAGAAGAACAATGGAGGAAAAAGTATCCAAACATTGCACAGAAAATAGATGGTTTGGAACAAAAAATTAAACAAATGGAGAACAAAAATGTCTAAATGGGTAAAAGATAGAGTTAATGAAAGAACATCTTGGGACGGCGCAACATTGATTGGATTCGGTGTTGTTGTTGTTTTTTTTAGTCCTATTGCTAAGTTGTGTGCATACGCAGCTATAATTTATGGTGCATGGACTTTGATAACCGAAGAAAAATAATTGAATAAGGAGGACTGTTAACATGGCGAATGGACCAACAAACAACAATAATTCATGGGCATCTAGTGTACCAATGGATAAGGGTGTACGCACAGAAATAGATGTTTTACAACGAGAAGTTTCAGAGATGAAACAGATTCATATAAGATTAGATAAAGCGATTACAAAGATTACAGATGTATCAAGTTCTATTCATATCATGTTAGCAGTCCATGAAGAAAAGATTGAAAGACAAGAAGAAATACTAAATGATAATGTTTTACAGATAGAAGAAAAAAGAAAAGAATTAGCGACAGATATTAAAGAAATTCATAGCAGGATTACTACTATTAATAGAGAATTATATGAAAGAGTTACTAATACTGAACAACATATCATAGAAAATACTAAAAAACAGATAGATTCTTTGAAAGACGACTTGGATAATAGAGTTGGTGTTTTGGAAAATTGGAGATGGTTAATTATTGGTGGTGCGATTGTGGTAGGATTTATGTTAAATAAATTTATACAGTTTTAATTTTTATTTGACTTTTCTATTTTTTAGTGTATCATATTAGAAAGACTTTATTATGCATAACCATATTGATATAGAATTTATAAGAAGATTGTCTTCTCAATTAAAATTATACAAAGAGAAGGGAAACAATTTATTTAACTTCAGGTGTCCAGTTTGTGGAGACTCTAAAAGAAGTCGTGTGAAAGCGAGAGGATATCTCTTTCAAAAAAAGAATGACTTTTTTTATAAATGCCACAACTGTTCTATAGGATTAACATTGGGTAATTTAATTAAACATATTGATATTGATTTACATAAACAGTATATAATGGCAAGATATACATCTGATGTATCTTCCACCGAAAAACCAAAATTCGATTTTAAACCACCAGAGTTTAACATACACGAACAAACTAAGTTTGAAGATTTGTTTTATCAACTTAAAAATTTTGATGATTTAAAAACTTCACACCCAGCAATAAAATTTTTAGAAGAAAGAAAAATTCCAAAAGAATATTATTCTAAATTATATTTTACATCTGGATTTTTTGCATTTACCAATACACTTTTACCAAATAAATTTCCATCACTTAAAGGTGACCACCCAAGATTAGTCATTCCATTTTTTAATGAGGAAAATATTTTATTTGGTTATCAAGGTAGGTCCTTTGGAAAAGAAAATCCAAAATATATTACGATAATGTTGGAAGAAAGAAATAAAATATTTGGTCTTGATAGAATTGATTTTGATAAACATGTTTATCTTGTCGAAGGACCGATTGATAGTCTTTTTCTTGACAATTGTCTTGCTGTTGCTGGTGCTGATTTTAAATTAGATATTGATAAAAAAAACTATACGATTATCTATGATAATGAACCAAGAAATTTGGAGATAATAAAAAGAATGGAAAGGTCTATTGCACAAAACCAGTCGATTGTAATTTGGCCTGATAACATTCATGAAAAAGATATTAATGACATGGTACTTTCTGGTAAAACTTCCACAGAAATCCATGGAATTATAAGTAATAATACCTTCTCTAGTCTCCATGCCAAAACGAGATTAATAGACTGGAAAAAAGTTTAAGGAGTCATAACAAATGCACAACGATTTGCCTACACAATATCAACAATTCATTCATTTATCAAGGTATTCAAGATGGATACCCGAAGAAAATAGACGAGAAACCTGGCACGAAACGGTATCAAGATATTTTACTTTTTTTGAGAATCATTTAAAGAAAATGCACAAATATAAAATGACAGATAAGTTGAAAAAACAATTAAGAGAAAATATATTAGAGTTAAAAATTATGCCTTCTATGAGATGTCTTATGACTGCTGGTGAAGCACTTGAAAAAGAAAATATCGCAGGATATAATTGTTCATATGTCGCAGTAGATAGACCACAAGCATTTGATGAGATTCTTTATATTTTAATGAATGGAACGGGTGTTGGGTTTTCTGTTGATAGACAAGCAGTTAGTAATCTTCCAGATGTTGCAGAGGAATTTCATCCAAGTGATACAAAGATAGTTGTCGCAGATTCAAAACTTGGTTGGGCAAAAGCATTTAAAGAACTTCTTGCAATGGTATATCATGGACAAATTCCAAAGTGGGATTTAAGTAAAGTAAGACCATCAGGTGCACCATTAAAAACTTTTGGTGGTCGTGCATCCGGACCAGAACCATTAGATGATTTATTTAAATTTTGTGTAAAGGTATTACGTAACGCAGCTGGTAGAAAACTTACTTCTCTTGAATGTCATGATATTATTTGTAAGATTGCAGAGATAGTTGTTGTGGGTGGTGTAAGACGTTCTGCATTAATTTCTCTTTCTAATTTATCTGATGATAGAATGAGAGCTGCAAAGACAGGAAGATGGTGGGAAACAGAACCACAGAGAGCGCTAGCAAACAATTCTGCGATATATAGTGAAACTCCAGATATGGGAATATTCTTAAAAGAATGGAGGTCATTGTATGATTCTAAATCTGGTGAAAGAGGAATCTTTAATCGTGCTTCGGCTGTTAAGATTGCTTCTCAAAATGGCAGGAGACAAACTGATGGGATAGAATTTGGAACGAATCCTTGTTCTGAAATCATCTTACGTTCAAGAGAATTTTGTAATTTATCAGAAGTTGTAATAAGACCAGAAGATACTATGGAAACCTTAAAGGAAAAGGTAAGACTTGCGACTATTTTAGGCACTTTTCAATCCACATTAGTTAATTTTAAATATATTGCAAAAGAATGGAAAAAGAATTGTCAAGAAGAAAGACTCCTCGGGGTTTCTCTTACAGGTATAATGGAATGTCGTTTTACAAATGGTAAAGAAAAAGGATTGAATGAAAGATTACAAGAATTAAAACAACTTGCGATTGACACAAATAAAAAATATGCAAAGGATATTGGTATTAATCAATCGGTTGCGATTACTTGTGTGAAACCATCTGGTACAGTTTCTCAATTAGTAGATTCTGCGTCTGGTATTCATGCAAGACATAATCCATTTTATATTCGTACAGTTCGTGGAGATGTAAAAGACCCATTATCTAAAATGATGGTTGATATTGGGTTTCCTTCAGAAGAAGATTATATGAATAAACATAATGTTGTTTTTTCATTTCCACAAAAGGCAGATAAGGACGCAGTTTTTAGAACAGATATGACTGCGATTGAACAACTTGAAAATTGGAAAATCTATCAAGAGAATTGGTGCGAACATAAACCATCTGTAACGATTTCCGTGAAAGAAAAAGAATGGATGGAAGTGGGAGCATGGGTTTATGATAACTTTGATTATATGAGTGGAGTGTCATTTTTACCATTTACTGACCACGTCTACAAACAAGCGCCGTACCAAGATTGTACGGAAGAAGAATATAACGAATTTTTAAAGAAAATGCCTAAAGATGTAGATTGGGGTATATTGTCCAAATATGAATCTACAGATACGACTATTGCATCACAGGAACTCGCTTGTGGTGGACAAGACGGAAATGGTTGTGATATAACCTTTACACCAACTGGAGTTTCGTAGGATGATTGGCGGTAAATCCGCTGCCAGAGCCATTTTAAAGGGGTATTTGGACGCTTTTAGGAAGCGTAAGTGTGTTTGACCCTACCTTTATAAAAGGGTCAAAAAATGAGTTATTTATGACAGAAGATATTATGATAAACAACAGACTGGAAACTGAGTTCAACCCAAAAATTAAATCCGTAGGGATAGATTATAGTATGACCAGTCCTGCTATATGTTTATCTTTTGCTGAAAATTTTGCTTGGGAAAATTGTAAAATATACTATCTAACTGCCAAGAAAAAATATTTGGGTTGTTTTGCTGACAATAAAATTGTTGGAGAATGGCTTTATAAAGATTGGGAGTCTCAGCAAGAAAGATTTCACGCATTAAGCAATTGGATAATGGTGCATCTAAAACTCGACCCGAATATCAAAGTGTATCTTGAAGATTACTCGCTGGGAAGCACAGGTAGAGTTTTTAACATAGCAGAAAATACTGGCATTTTGAAATATAATCTTTATATTCAAGGTAATAAAACAATATTAATGCCGCCGAGTATTGTCAAAAAATATGCTACTGGCAAAGGTAATGCGAATAAAGAATTGATGTATGAAGTATTCTATGATGAAACCAAAATTGATTTGGAAAAGATATTAAATTGTTCTATTTCCAATCCTTTGACGGACATAGTTGATGCGTATTTTATTTGCAAATACGGGAAACAATATGAGCAAGAACAAAATTGATAATGATGTTTTCATTATTACAAAAATCAATAAACTGGTTGCGAAATTAGAGATTGTGGTGCAACAAGTTTTTGCTGAATTATCTGAAGAAGAATTGGAAGAACTAATCGAAAATAATTTGGGTGAAATTGTTTTTGATTGGAAGGGTCAATCACAAGAAGAAAAGGGTAGAAGAAATGAACAGAAATTGATTGATTCTACCTTGGGTAAAATCCGATAATCTCTAAATATATAATTATATAAATACAAATGACATATATACAAATACTATCGCAAAGAGATTGTCGATAGGATTTACCTATACCGATATTTAATTAAAATTTTTTATATAGTGCAGGGTGCGATAAATAAATGTAGAAGGTAAGGAGAGAGACTTCTAATGGACAAACTGTTACTTTTTTTTCTAATATTATCATTAACAATTACACCATTAAATCCAGTTTTTGCAAATGATAATTCTGCATCTACACAAACCAATACAAGTGGTAGCAACACTTCTATAAGTGGTGGTTATACATCCGAGACAACAAACACTTATGATGGTGGGCAAACAAATACCACGACTACTACATCTACCAATTCATCAAGCACAAACCAAAAAACTATACCTGTTGGAAATGCAAGTGCGCCTTCTATGTCAAGTTATTCACAAGACCTTTGTACAGTTGGTGTAAGTTTTGGTGTTCAAACACTTGGACTTGGTGTAGCAGGTGGAACATATTTTACTGACCAGAATTGTGAAAGAATGAAATTATCAAAACTTCTTTATGATTATCAGATGAGAGTTGCTGCTGTTGCGATACTCTGCCAAGATGATAGAGTGTTTAGTGCAATGGAACACGCTGGAACACCTTGTCCATTTGAAGGTAAGATTGGACAAGATGCTAAAAACCAATGGAAAAAATATGATATAGAAAGACCAGATTATGACAGATATACAGACAAACTTAAAAAGAGAGAATATATTAATCAAAAATTAAGTAAAGAAGCACAAGCAAAAATTGATGCGATTAAAAGAGCAGAACAAGAGAAAGCGGAAAGAGAAACTAAAAGAAAAATGAAAGAATTGATGAAACTAAAAGAGGAAGTTGAAACAAAGAAACAAGATAATCAATCTTCCGATAAAAAAGAAAAGGGTAAAAGTTGGTTTAAGTTTGATTTTAAATTTGAACATATGGAAGTTAAACCAGCAGATTTATCAGGACACCAAAGTGTTGGTGGAGTTGAACTTCCACACAATACAGACTAATTATTGGAGAATATTTTGTTTGATTTGATTAAAACTATATTAAAATATCTTGGAATAGTTTTTATAGTTTTCTGGTTAACCATCATGATTGTGAGAGCAGATGTTACTTCAACATCAACATCAGTAGATGTTGTTCAACAAGATACACCACAACAAGGTGATGTCACAACTACCACGACTACTACGACAAGCACTACAACTACAACAACGGTACCAGGTTATAATCAAAATGTTGTTTCAGAACAAACAACACAAACAGGAGATGTTTTAACGAACTCTACTTTTGGTACAGGTTCATCATATTCAGATGATGGCTGGACGATTACTGGTTATGATGCTAGTCACAATTTCCATAGTGGAGCAGGTGGTAATGACCCTGGCGGTTCTTTTGCTTCTGGAAAGGATTCCAAATTAGAACAAAGTATATCTGTTAAAGATGATGCTGAATTATCACAAGCAGAAATTAATAATGGATTTTCATCTAAATTATCAGCGGATATATGGTATTGGAATAATCATACTAATACTACTACAATGACACAAACTATAACAGGTGCTACTGGAAGTGTAACGACACAAGAAAGAATATTATCTGGGAAAAATTATAGCAATACTGGAGGTATCTATCACAATTATACTGATACTTATATCAATACTGGAAATACAGAAACAGATTATACTATTAAAGTAAGTGTAACAAATAATAATGCAATCACTGGTAACCATACGGGACCAGATATTGATGATATAGAGTTAGACATAGGATATAATGAAGTTACTGTTGAATGGGTTGACGCAGTTACAACATCAAATACAGTTGTAACAGAATCAGTTAGCACAGCAATTGTATATTGTTGGCAACAAACACCATCAACTTGTCCTGACGAAGGTGTATCTGATACGATTGATGACATATATGATGACCTTGGCACTGTTGCTGATATGATTGAAGATGAAATTGAAGGTGAAGATATGTATGTTGCCGAAGAAATGGATTATTTTGAAGAAGAAATCCAAACAGATTTTTATGAAGAATTTTATATGGAAGATGATATAGTTTTAGATGAAAGTTTTGAAACAACTACAATTGAAGATGATATTGATGATATGTTTGCTGGTGCTTTTGAAGGAATGGAAGATATGTTTGAATTATTTGAACCTGATGAAGATATGGTAGATGTGCCTGCTTATACAGAAGAATCAATGGGAGATATGGAATTTGAAGAACCAGAAGTGATGGAAGTTTTTGAAGAATTAGAAACAGAAATGTATGAAGAAGTAGATTCGGGAATGGAAGTAGAAACGGAAATAGAAATGGATATGGATGACGAATCATCTACTATGACATTTACTAATGTTGGTGGTGATGAACCAGAAGAAATTGTTACAGAAGATTCTGTTGGGGAAAGTGAAGAACTAATCGCAGAATCGCCAGAAGAAATAAGTGATGAACCTGTGATGGAAGAAAAATCCACTACACAAACATTTATGAGTGTAACAAAAGAAGAAGAAGTGGTTGAAGAAGAACCAGCAGCAGAAGATGAATTAATAGCAGAAGCAGATGAAGTAACTGAAGAAATGCCTACTGAAACTACAGAAGAAGCGGTTGAAGAAACACCAATTGCGAAAACAGATGATGTTGAAGAAGAAGTAGATACTCCGACTGAGGAGAAAGAAGAAAAATCAACTATTGTATCCAAAGAAGAATCTGATGATGAAGAAGAAGATGAACCAAAAGAGAAAAAATCAGATGTGAAAAGCAAAGTAAAGGTAAAGGATAAAAAGACAAAAGTTGCTGAAGAAAAGAAATCGAAGAAAATTGAACTTAAAGTAGATATAGATAAGATTGCTCAAAAGATTGAAGAAAAAATTAAGAGAATAGATAAACAATTGGAAGCGGTGAATCATATTGTTTCTGCTGTTATGATAAAAAATCAGGTTGATATAGGAAAAGAATATGGTGATGTAAATGCAAATTTATTTGATAACCGACAATTATATGATAACCGAAAACCAATTTACCAAGATGATAACTTGATGTTGGATACTTATAATTTTGGCATATATGAAAATGAAAATAAAGTAATCGCATTGATAACTGCAAACGACCCAGTTCTTAAATACCAAACTGACTTAAATAATGCGATAAATATAAGAAAGCAAAAAGAACGAGAATTATATATTCTCCAAACAAAAAAGAGGTAATTAAAAATGGACTTATCAAAAATATCAGAAAACTTTTCCAAGTATGCCGTAATACTTGGTGTAGTAATTACACTTGGTGGCGGTTTCATAGCGTGGGGGCAATTCAACGCAAGACTTGATAATATTGAAGCTAGTCAAGGCAGCGACGCTGTAGAAAAACTTGAAGCAAGAGTTGCTGAGTTAGAAACAAGCAATCAAGTGTTAAGAAAAACAAATGAAGTTTTAAATGCAAAAATGAACGAATTAGCTTTAAAAGTTAGCAATCCACTTGGAAATTAATACCTGATTTGCCTAAATATATCATACACTTGACTTTTTAGACCAAAATGGTTATAATATATAATATGACTAAAGGGGAACTAATATGTCGGATATAAACAGACTATTGACAGATATTGAAAACACGATACATGATTATTGTTATAGAACTGAACTGGAATACGATTGGGATGGTGATGAACTTGTTATCAACGCTGATGAAAAAGGTAAAGAGCATGTTGAAGAAATTATTAAAATTCTTCATGGCGCAGAATTAGTACCTGGTGCGAAAGCATATTACTATGAAGGTAAAGATGAGGATAAACGAGATGTTTATAAGGTTGGGATGTTCAAATTAGATTCATAAAGGATACCCACACGGAGAAGGTTGTATGGATAAGAACCAAATGGAAATTAGTTATGCAACACTATTGGATAAATTTAAAGATATACAAAAATATATTAAATCGGAACTTGATAAAGACGGATTACTTAAAGCATTATTAATAGAATTTGAAAAACCATTTGAAGATGGATTAATATCAGACGTAAAAAGAATTCAACATTTAGATGAGTTAAACATTTCTACTGATGAAGATGAGATTGAGATTGAAAAATCGTATCATATGATTATTGACAACTTCCAGAGATTAAATACTTACATATTTCAAAGATATCCTAAAGATAGGAAATTAAGGGAATTTCTAACCCATATTTTGATGGTTATTCAAGATTTGGGAGAACACTACTATTGGAAAGCTATCAAAGAAAGGGATTCTGGGAATACTGTAGAAAAAGCTAATGATGACAGGGTGTTACAATAGTTTTTTATTCTCGATTTGACAAATTGTTGTGATATGGTATAATATTTACTAATATATTATGATAAAGAAAGTACCACAAAAAAGAGAAGATTTTGATTCTTATACTGTCGTTGTAAGAAACGATAATGTGGATGGAGCATTGCGTATTCTGAAGAAAAGGTTACAAAAAGATGGTCTATTATTTGAATTGAAGAAAAGAGAATTCTATATGAAACCGAGTGAGAAACGCAGAGTGAAAAGAGCTGCTGCTATTATACGACTGAAAAAGACACAGAAAAAAAGATATATATCTAAAGGTCGTAAGAAATAATGGATGATATTATTGATAATGTTATAAAGGGACCGTGGAAAACTCCTATTAAAGTTCCAGAAATAACTGAAACTAATAAATTAAGATACAATTTGATGTTGGCTGAAGATTTAACAGAAGCTATTATAATACAGGCAATTCGTGTTCTTGAAGAAAATGATGTTGCAAATAGAGATAAACCTGACTTCATAAAAGATTTTGGTTTGGTTAATGAAAGTTTGAAGGCATGTATTTTTAGACATTTTGGGTTTTTCCACCCGATTCATTTGGTATCAGATGCAGCGATGGTTGCTCAACTCGACCCAGAAACAAAGAAAGTTTTTTCGCAGTTTGATTTAAATCAATTGAATAATAAAGAATTTAATATAAATATTGATGGTAATAAGGAATAGTTATGGTATTAGTTGATATGAATCAAGTGACTTTATCTTCACTAATGGTGCAGATAGGACGAGATTCGGAAGTAAATGCAGATTTAGTTAGACATATGGTATTGAACTCAATTCGTATGTATAGAACGAAATTTGTTGAAGATTATGGGGAATTGGTCTTATGTTATGATAGTAAACACTATTGGAGAAAAGACTTTTTTCCACAATATAAATCCAATCGTAAGAAAATGCGAGAAGCAAGTGATTTTGATTGGAAAACCATATTTGATACACTTAATATATTAAAAGAAGAACTTAAAGAGAATTTCCCATACAAAATTTTAGAAGTATATGGCGCAGAAGCAGATGATATCATTGCGACTATTTGTGAATCGGAAGAAGAAGATATCATGATTATTTCTGGCGATAAGGATTTTATTCAATTACAAAAATATAAGAATGTAAAACAATGGAATCCAGTTCAAAAGAAACTGTTAAATGGTAAAAATCCAGAATTATATTTGAAAGAACATATCATCAAAGGCGATAGAAGTGATGGGATACCAAATGTTCTTTCTGGTGATAATAGTTTCGTGGATAAAATTAGACAAATACCACTTACAAAAAAGAAAATACGAACATGGATAGAACATGATTTCATGGATGTTGCTCCCAATGAAGAAGCAAAAAGAAATTATCATAGGAATACAACATTGGTGGATTTATCCAACATACCACAAGACCTTAAAGACAAGATTAAAGAAAGTTATAAGACAACACCCATTATTGGTGAGAGAAAAAACCTTATAAATTACTTTATAAATAATAAGTTGAAAGAATTGACAAATAATTTAGGAGATTTTTAATTATGGTTACAGAAACATATGTCCCACTTTTTCATGAAATCCTTGAACAAGTACATAAAGCAAAGACGAAAGATGAAAAGGTTGCGATTTTAAAACGATACAATAGTGCTGGATTGCGTTGGTTTTTAAGAGCTGCTTTTGACCCAGACGTTGAATGGTTATTGCCGAAAGGTAGTGTTCCATTCATAGCGAATGATGCCCCAGATGGTACAGAACATACAAGATTACATAGAGAATATAGAGCTCTTGATAATTTTATATCACTTCTTGGCGTTATTGCTAAACCTGCTCTTTCACAAACTCGTAGGGAAACACTTTTTATCCAACTATTAGAAGGATTGAGTGCCGGCGAAGCAGATTTGTTAGTACAAGCAAAGGATAGAAAACTAAGTAGGGTTTATAAAGGTTTATCAGTTCCAGTTTGCAAAGAAGCATTTAATTGGAATGATAACTTCATGTTGAGCACTTAACATGGGAACTAGGGTAAAGATATAGCAACAGATTTTTAACCTAGTATAAAATAACAAATTTGAGTTGCAAGGTGATTATATCATGGCAAAACAAACTATGACAAGAACTCAAAAGTTCTTAAATGCGCTTCTTAGAGGCGAATCTATTTCTTGGGCAAATGTCCAGAAAAGATATGGTTTCAAGTCCCCAAGAACTGTCGTTGACGGTTTTAGAAGACGAGGCTACTGTGTTTATGCAAACGCTAATGCAGACGGTACTTCGTATAGAATTGGCACACCAAGTCAATCTATTATCAAAGCGGGATTAGAATCAGTTTATGGGTTATAATACCCACTAATCGGTTAGTGGAGTCTTGTACCCACAGGACTCCATTTTCATTCATTTACAATTTCATGAAAAATTTACCATATAAATAAATTCATGAGATTATCTGTAAGAGGTTGTGATGCCGAAATCAAAGAAAAAACGAAATTAGCTGCAAGATGGTATCTTGACCATCTTTTGTCTAAAAGACTTCAAACCAAACTTTCAATTTCCATTCTTTATAGTGATACTCTTTTTAAAAAACAAAAAATAGAAGGGGAATGTATATGGAATGATGAAATTGATACCCGTAGACCAAAAAAATTTACTATCAATATTGATAATGGATTAAGACTTAGAAATAAACTCATAGCATTAGCACACGAAATGGTACATCTCAAGCAATGGACAAAGGGTGAAATGTATGAATATGTTAGAGATGCGAATAGATATAAGTGGAGAGATACAGTATTAAATATTAAAAAATTGGATTATTATGATTTACCATGGGAAGTAGAAGCACACGGCAGAGAAATCGGCATGTATGTGCGTATGTGTGAAAAACTTAAATGGTCAAAAGAAGCTTGGACACAGGAAGTTGCTACATATGGTAATGGAAAATTTGGATTATCTGATGTGCTTCGAAAATATAATAATGTGGAATAAAAAGTTTGACAAATTCACTTAAATAGAGTATAATTTTTAAAATGCCAACATATGATTTTTTGAATACAAAAACAAATAAAATGGAAGAAGTTTTTATGTCCATTTCTGAAATGGAAGAATACTTAGAACAAAATCCACATATCAATATAGCACCTGCTGCTCCAGCAATTGTATCTGGTGTAAACACAGAACAGAAAATGGATACGGGGTGGAAAGAGACTTTACAGAAGATTTCAGAAGAACATCCGAACAGTCCACTTGCAGATAGATATGGAAATAACAAGACGATTAAACGAAAACAGAGTGAAAGAGTGGTTAAACAACACCTAGATAAACAAACGAAAGGTAAGAAATGATATAAATATTATAATGATACGAGCTAGAAATTTCAGCATGACCTTCGATATTAAAGTATCATTAAAAAAAGGTTTGCAAGCTTTGAAATCAATCAGCTCATGTATCAATAGGGGGTTGTTGCATGACAATCCCTTTTTCAATAGGGGTTAGTAGATAATGTCAGTAAAAAAGAAAGCAAAAGAAATTACAGATTCTCAATTGGTTAATATAAAACCAGTTACGGATAATCAAAAAGTAGCATTTGAAGCGTTTAAAAAAGGACAAAATCTTTTTCAATATGGTGCTGCAGGAACAGGAAAAACTTTTATTTCATTGTATCTTGCACTTAAAGAAGTTTTGAATTTAAAAACTCCATATCATAGAGTATGTCTTGTTCGTTCATTAATGCCAACAAGAAATATAGGATTTATTCCTGGCGATGAAGATGATAAAACACTTTTGTATCAAACGGTATATCAAAATATGGTGCAATTTATGTTTGAACAACCAAATGAAGTTGCATTTAGTTCGTTGTATGATAGGTTAAAAACACAACAAACTTTATATTTTCTTTCAACTTCTTTTCTTCGAGGATTGACTTTTGATAATTCTATTATTATTGTAGATGAATCTCAAAATTTAAATTTTCATGAACTAGATACTATCATTACGAGAGTTGGTCAAGATAGTAAAATTATTTTCTGTGGAGATATGGACCAAACTGATTTGGTTGAAACAAGAGAGAAAAATGCTATTTTAGATTTTACTAGAATTCTTGAACAAATGGAAGAATTTACATTGATTGAATATAATCTTGGCGACATAGTTCGTTCAGGGTTTGTCAGAAATTATTTAATTAATAAAATTAAACTAGGACTTGTCGGTGGTCAATAACGAAAAATATATATTATGAATATAGGATATTATTATGTGCGAATTATATGAATTTAAAAGAGAAATAAAGTATGTTCCTAAAATTTCAACAAAAAATGTAGATAGAAAACGATATTATGTAACACCAGAAGGAATTCTTTATCCTTCTATAACAACAGTTTTATCAAACAGAAACAAAGAAGGATTAGTTGAATGGCGACAACGAGTTGGAGAAGATGTTGCGAATCATATTGCTAGAACTGCTGCTAGTCGTGGTTCTGCTGTTCATAAAATGTGTGAAGATTATTTGATGAACCAACACATTTATAGTCCAAGAGATTTTGCAAAACATTCACAAAGACATTTTCTTGGATATTGTTTATTTAATAGACTAAGAGACCAAGCATTAAAAAATATTGATAATATATATGCACAGGAAACTGCATTGTGGTCAGATAAATTAATGGTTGCTGGTAGAGTGGATTGTATTGCGAAATACAATGGAATGCCTAGTATAATTGATTTTAAGACATCAAGAAGTGAACGAAATGATGAATGGAATGAAAACTATTACATACAAGCAACTGCATATTCTCAGATGTTTGAAGAAAGAACTGGAACAAATATAGACCAGATTGTGATTTTGGTTGTAACAGAAGATGGAACTGTCCAAGAATTTGTTAAAAATAAAAAAGATTATTTACATCTACTTGATGAATCTATAAAAGTTTATTCACAAGAAGATAACATGCAAGGTCTTAATGCATAACGAGGGGCTATAGGCTAATCTGGGAAACCATTTCCCTTGCACGGAAAAATTACGGGTTCAAATCCCGTTAGCTCCATACTTGACAAATTGTTTTTTTATGTCATACTTATAAATACATCAAGTAATCCGTTAAGTAGGATTGTAAGACGTGGGTTCAATTCCCACCGCCTCCATGAATTAATAATGATGTGAGGGGGCGTCCTGGATTCGATTGCGATACGAAAGGGTTATGTTAAACAACCGATAACTTTGATTATCAACTAGCCGCTTAAAAAAAAGTGGTGGGAGTTTGGTGGTTTTCTTGGCAACAGAAAAACCACCGCTATTAGGATGGAAAAATTATGCAAGTAGATATCATGTCAGAAACAAAAATGTCATTTAAAACGCAAAGAACATTCGAATTAGAAGTAGAACAAATAGTTAAAAATTATAAAATGTCGCATATGCAGGCGGTATTGCATTATTGTGAGATGAATGATATCGACCCATCATCAATTGGACGATTGATATCCAAAACATTAAAACAAAAGATAGAATCAGATGCGAGAGATTTAAATTTCTTTCCAAAGGCAGGGAAACTTCCTGATTTATAATACAATGGATTCATATGATGCATACAAACTATATCTTGGGTTGAAGGCACATTTTGAAAAAGGTAATTATGATTTTATTCAATATGGTGGTAAGACAAAATCAACCAAAGAATCTTTTTTTAAAAGAAATGACAGAAAGATTTTCTAC